GGTATATCGCGGGGAGCCGCTGGCGATCTCAGGGACGCCGGTGCTGGCCTTCTGGCTGACGGGCCGGGTCAGTGATTTCCAGACGCTCGGAGACATCGGGTCGAGGGTGACGGTAACGGTGAGGGCGTATTTTAGAATGCAGGATTCGGCAGACGTTCGCGAGAGTATCGAGGAGGAGGTCTGGGACGCCATGTACCAGATTGATAGCCAACTCCGGTCGGACGCCGACCTGGGTGGCAACGTCACAGACTCCTCGGTCGGGGCCGCGACGGTGGGTTATACGAACATGAGCGGCGGCGTATTCCGCACGGTGACCGTCCCATACGAGATGGAGCTTTACGGCGAGGTCACGATCACGCCATAGCGGCACGAGGATGGCCGGAGAGCGATGTTTTGCAGGAGGTAGTGTATGGCTAAGGTAAACGGGCTGAACGTCCGTCTTTACGTCGAGGGCTACGATCTGAGTGGCGACGCTAACGCCTTGAGCGGGCTGGGCTACACCAACGAACTCCTGGACGTGACGACGCTCGACGTGTCGGCGAAGAAGCGGATCATCGGGATAGTAGACGGGGAGATCAGCGTCGATGCGTTTTTCGACGCCGCCTCCTCCCGACAGCACGCCGTCTGGACATCTAACAGCGGCAAGCAACCGACGGCTGATCAGGAAGTACTTGTCCCGATGGGGTCAGCGGTGGGTGATCCTAGCGTCTCGCTGGTGTCCAAGCAGGGAACGTATACCGTGACCCGCTCTCCCGGTTCCGCGATTACGGCTACCGCGACCTTCTCGGCCAACGGCTCCGGGCCAGAGTTTGGGATCATGCTGACCAGCCATACAGACTCGATCACAGCGTCTACGTCCGGGTCGTCGGTCGACAACTCCGCGAGTAGCAGCGACGGTGGGTCGTGGATTTACCAGGTCACCGCGTTGTCTGCCGTCGGTGGAAATGCCCGGTGGCATCTGAACGTCCAGCACTCCTCGGATAACTCGACCTGGACAGACGTATCGTCGGCGACCGTTAGCGCGTCCGACGGGATCGGAGCCGCCAGGGCTACATTTACCGGGACGCTGAACCGGTACGTCCGGCAGCGGGTCGTGCTGGACGCCTCGTCGGGATCGTTAACGTACGCGATAGCATTCACGAGGGCATAGGAGGCCGAAATGGCGAAACAGACAGGGTTGGGCGACTATCTGGCGGTGGACGACTCCGGCGGGACGGCCAGAGACATCTCCAACGACATCGGAGATTACGGGATAAATATCGCGCAGGAGTTGGTCGAGACTACCGGCCTCGACAAGTCAGCGCGGGAGCGGATCACTGGCATGAGCGACGGGGACGTCAGCCTTAACGGGGTCTTCAACGCGGCGAGTAATAAATCGCACGACGTTTTCAAGACCCGCACCGGCACCCGGACGTTCGACCTCAGAGTTGGCGGCAACTCCTCCAGCAATCCCAAACTCGCAATGGAGATGCAGGTGGCGAGTTACGCGATTACGCGGGGCTCGGACGGGGCGATGACGTGGTCGGTGACCCTAAACCTAGCCGATGGCACCGTCCCGGCGTGGTCGACAGTCTGATGGTGGTCAGTGCGAACGGGGTCAAGCCCTACATAATACAGCGGCGGCGGGTGATCCTGGTATTCGAGGAGCCGGAGTATTCGGGCATCCATATCGAGGCCCGGCTGGACGTCGATCTGAGGACGTTCCTCGATCTCCAGAGCCTAGCCGGGGCTTCGGAATCTAACGCGGACGACCTCCGGGCAGCGTTCCAGATGTTTGGGGACGAGATTCTGTCTAGCTGGAACCTGGAGGACGAGGACGGCAGGGTGCTCCCGGCAGATGCGACGGGTTTCCTATCGCTCCCACCTACCCTAGCCACGAAGGTGTTAGGTGCGTGGACGGAAGCAGCGTCAACGCCGGGGGAAGTCTTAGCCTCGGTATAGCTCGGTGGAAGAGCGTCCGAGGCGGGACGTATCAGGACGGTAGGCCTGTGGCGAAGCCGGTCGAATTAGAGATGGCTGAGGTCGTTGACGGCATCTGCCAGCGGTATAGCTGTCTACCGTCTCAGCTACTGGCCGAGGATGTCGGTATACTGCGGACGCTAGCAATCGTGGGCGAGGGTAAGGTGGAGGACGAAAAGAGTGGCTAACACAGTCACCATACAGGTCGACGCCGATACGGCGAAGGCCGAGAAGAGCGTCAAGGGGATGGGAACAAAGTTCCGGTCCGCCATGAAGGGCGTCGCTATGGCTGCCGGTGGCCTGACGCTGGCGGCTGGAGCGGCGGCGAAACTCGGCCAGGAATATCAGGAGGCAACCAATATAATCGCCGCTGGCACCGGGGCGTCTGGGGAGCAACTGGAAGGGCTGGAGCAATCATTCAGGGACGTCTGGGGAACGGTTCCGCAGGATGCGGCAACGGTCGCAGCAGCAATTGCTGATGTAAACACCGAGATGGGCCTGGAGGACGAAGCCCTGGAGGATGTCACTAAGGCGTTCCTGGACGTGTCCAGGGCGATGGACGAGGAAGCCTCGCCGATGATCAAGGCGGTCGCTGATGCGATGATAGCGATGGGCGAACCGGCAGAGAACACCGAAAAATTCCTTGATCAGCTTACTACTGCCTCCCAGGCTGTAGGCGTACCGATGACAGAGTTAGCCGATACGGTCGTCAAGTTCGGGCCGCAATTAAATGAATTAGGTCTCCCCTTGACCGACGCAACGGCACTGATCGCCAACATGGAGGCGAAGGGGCTGGACGTCGGAAAAATGATGCCCGGCCTGAACACGGCTATACAGAAACTTGCAAAAGAAGGGGTGACGGATATAACGGTGGGGCTTCAGGACGCAATAGCAGAAATACAAAACGCCGAGACGGATGCCGAGGGCATGGGTCTCGCTATGGACTTGTTCGGTGCCGGGGCGGGTATCCGGTTCAAGGACGCGATAGATAAGGGCGGATTCGCTATAGCCGATCTAGTCGAGGCAATGGAGAACTCCGAGGGCAAGGTCAAAGACCTCGGAGAGACGACCCTTACCATGAGCGAGAAGTTCGACATTATGAAAAACAAAGTCAAACTCGCACTCTCTCCAATAGGTAACATGGCGACAGCCATTGGCCCAATGGTCATAATGATCCCGGCTCTTGCGACCGGTATCTCAGCGGTGGCGGCGTCCACATTAGTATCGACGGCTGCAACGTGGCTCCAGACGGCGGCTATGGCGGCGCTCAACATCGCTATGGGTCCTGTAGGTTTGATCATATTGGCGATTGTCGCGGCAGTCATTCTGGCTATCGTAATTTTCAAAAACTGGGACAAGATTGTAGATACGTTCAAGAAAACTTGGACGATAGTATGGGACAAGATTCAAGCTGTATTCAAAGGGGTCGTCGATAAAATTAAGTCGGTGTTCGATTCCAAGTTCGGCTGGCTCCTCCCCGGCGGTGCGCTGCTTAAAGCGTTGTTCCTCCTACGCGACAATTGGGACACGATCTGGAGCGGCATGAAGGCCGTCGTTAGGGCGATTGCCAATCCGATTATCGGCACCATCAATACCGTTATAGGTGCCGTTAATACGTTGTTTGATATGTTGAGGAAGATTGAGATTGGTTGGGAAGAGAAGAAAATCGGCATAGGCAAATTCGCCGTGACTCTCCCCGCATTCAATTTTGTCCCGTTCAAAGCCCTGCCAACGATACCCACGATTCCGACAATCGCAGAGGAGGTCACCAAGTCGCCCACCCGGAGAGCCATGACGTTCGCTGGTCACGATTTTCCAGCGCTGGCAGCGGGGGGCATTGTCAAGACCCCGACCCTGGCCCTGCTCGGTGAGCGCGGGCCGGAAGCTGTCGTGCCGCTGGGTCGTGGCGGGATGGGCGGGATCACGATCAACATCCTCGGCCCGACCTACGGGTTCGACGACTTCGAGGAGCGGGTCAGTGAGGCAATATCCGACGGGGTTAGGCGCGGCGGGTACTCAGGCATCCTAGCACCCGCATAGGAGTAGAAAATGGCCAACGAACTGAAGCATGGCAGCGTCGGCACGGAACTCACCCAGGCAGAGTGGGAGGCCGTCGGGACGCACGTATTCTCGTCCCAGGCGGCCGGAGACATCATGTATGCCTCCAGCACGTCCCAACTAACCCGACTGGGCAAAGGGGCCGACAATACCGTCTTGCACCTCGCGTCAGGCATCCCTGCGTGGTCTGCGACCCTGGCAGGGCTGACCCTCACGACTCCGACAATCTCCTCGACCGGCTTCGCGAATGCGAACCACGCTCACGCGGCAAGCAATAGCGGCGGGGCGTTAACGTATCTCGGAACCATCGCGACTGGAGTCTGGCAGGGTACAGACGTGGGCGTGGCCTACGGTGGCACAGGGGTCTCGACGCTGACCGATAATGCCGTTCTAACTGGCACTGGCGCGTCTGCTATTACTGCCGAGGGGAATCTGTCTTTCGATGGCTCGACCCTATTCATCAACGACACCGTCAACGCCAAAATGACCACGGGCCTGAGCATAAATCAGGGCGCGGCTGATGACCACATACTGTCATTCAAGTCTTCTGACCCATCTGGTGGACACGGTTTAGTATCTGCTCATCTTCTGAAGGCAACTGAAATAGATGACTACGGAGTATTCTCTAAGGCCAGCGATGCTTATGGAGGACTGGGCATTCTCGCTATTGCCGATGATGCTGCCCTGACCACTGTTTTACAGATGGGTGTTTTTGGCGGAACTCCGTCCACTGATAAATCCACTGGTTGTGCCGCTCTGTTTGAAATAACGTGCTATGAACACGATGGCGCTGACGGGCTGGCTAACATCACCGCCGACGGAAATCTTTTTGCGGTTAGGGCGAGAGTGGGCAACTCACCAACCACACGGTTTATGGTGGACGAAGACGGGCAGTTATACGCAACGGCTAATGGTCATACTGGGGATGC